AATTGGCGCAGGCCGGCCTCACCGCCAGCTACATCAGGCGCAGCAAATGGCGGAATTCCGGGCTTTTCAATTCTTCTGCCGCCGACGCCAATCCACGGCAGCCGTCTTCGGGTTCTCCGCGATATGACGCACTTTATGACGCACTTTATGACGCATATGACGCACCGCAGGGGGGGCCTCCGTCGAGAACCGTGGCGCAGGGCTATACAACCACCGGTGCGTGTGATCCGATGGCCAGGCCTACAGCCATTCTCGGGAGGGACGAGATGTCTGGACGGACGAGGTTGTCGGTGATCATCGCCGCTGTGCTCGCGGTGGTGCATCCAGTAGCGGCGCAGGACACCAAAAGCGCGGAGACGAAAGCTGCGGAGATTGTCGACGCGGCGATGAAGCCATGCTTCACGAATGTGGGTCCGAATGCGACCCGGCAGGCCCGGGACATGCTGCTGATCAAGGCCCGCGCGATTGCTGCTGGACGGCAGCTAACACCGACCGAGCAGACCCGCGCCGAGGGCATGTCGGTTGCGACCGAGGATGAAGCTGCATTCGAGGGTCTCGGGTGCGTGGCGGACGGCGACAGTCCACTGGCTGAATGGACGGCGGAAGTGAAATGGGCCGGCGTCATCCCCCCGGACGCGATCGACCCGGACCAGGAGGCGAAGCGCATCGCAACGATCTGCACCTGGGGCACCGGCGCCAGCGTGCGCGATCGCTACCGGACGATGTTGACGAGATATCTCCGATGGATGTTCGTCCAACGGCTCGAGAAGCGCGAGCTGGACAAGGCCGAACAAACCAAGCTCCTTGCTGCCCGCAAGGCGCTCGGCGTCATCCCGGAAAAGATCAACAAGCAGCTGATCGACTGCGTCATTGAGACAACGAAGGGCACACCGGTTGAGCTGCATCGCGCTCCCGTCAAGCCTGCAAAATCAAGTGCTCAGAAAAAGAAATAGTTGAGTGAGGCGGAAATAGGAATGGTCAAGCTACCCGGTTCGGGCGGCACCCAGCCGACCTGGCATTGCTATGTGATCGTGGAACGCGAAGCCAATAAGGGATGGACAGTCCATTTCTATGATCGCCATGTCAGGCCTGTTCTTGTATCGACATTCGCAAATATCGTCCCATCAGTGCGGCGATATCTTGAGACCCTCGATCCTGGGTTTCTCCCGCTGTCAATTGAGAAGGGAGCTATGTTACCGACTAGTCAGAGCAAATACGACGGCCCAACTATGATCGGTGTTGTTCCGTTTAAGCCAAAACTGGTGCCCACCGGAGTAGTGCGGGTGTAATGAACAACATGCTGGGACTACGCCCTCGCGCGGTTTAAGCAGTTAAGCAAATTGACATCCCAACCCTCGCCCGAATATCGCCGCCATCACGATGTCGAAGCGCCACGCGTCGACGGACGCACGTTCCATCCTGGCTGGCGCGTCCACACCCGCCTCGACGGCCTCGCCCGCGACGGCCAAATCTCCGATGCCGCCTATGCCGCCGGCAAGCGCTGGCGCCGCGACTGGGAAATGGCGATGGAGCACTCGACCAGCTGGCGCGTCGATGCGGCCGTGGGTCGCGGGGGCGCCTCTGGCGACGGGCCGATCGACCGACTGGATGCGGTCGGGCGGCTGCGCGAGGCACAAGCGGCTGTCGGTCTGCGCGCCTGGCGCGTGCTCGTCTGTGTGGTCGCACAAGACTATCCATGGACGGAGACGGGGGGCCGGCTCGGGATCGCCGACAACACGGCGCGCCGGCAGGCCGCCAGGGCGCTTGAGGCGCTGGCTCGGCACTATGCTCGACTGGGCGAATCATGGCAGAGCGAATAGATGCGCCGCGGGATTACCCGATGGCTTGCGGTGCCGCGACGATTCGACTACCGGGGAGAGGCATGGGCATTGACGTGAAGCGGCCTCGGGGGGCCAGGCGGACGGTGTATGTTTCTTATGGGGGCGAAATCACATCCGGCGTTTCGAGGTTGAGCTACCGACGCGGCTTCGCTGAATTGCTGGCCTTCGCGAGGCCACCCAGCAACATTGCCATCCTGCCTCCTGAAGCGCCGACCGCGATCGGATTCGCGCGCACCGGCAAAGCGCTGTCGGACGCGATGACGTCGTTTCGGAGGATTAAGCGGTAAGCGACCCTGAGCGTCCCGAGCAGGTCGGCCCCGACCCCCGGCAAAATCCGTTGCCTCTGACGGTGCAGTCATTACATGTCGGCCCGTTGCCGCCGCCCATACAGCTCGCCGATTATGAGGCAGTCCATCCCGGGACGGCCCAATGGATCATCGATCAGGCGGCGAAGAATGCTGAGCATGCCAGAACGATGGAACTACGCGCCTTGGGAGTGCAGCGCCTCGATATCTTGCTTTACCGGGGACTACCATTCGCCCTGATTTGCGCTTTTCTCATAGCGAGCGTTGCCGTGACCTATTTCAGCGCGATCGCCGGAGGCATCGGACTGGTCTTCACGATGGCCAGCGTTCTGATCGCTTATTTTACCGGTCGCGCGCCGAATGCATGGCCGTCGGACGAACCGCCGCAACAATAATCCCTTGACACACCCGTCGATCTGGGTGCAGCCATTTGGCCACGCTGGCGCCATTGCGCTCAGGCGTGTTTCCTCTTCAATCGACCAGTGATCAACTCCCCGCCGGCCCGGGGTGATCTCATTCGCTCCGGTCCGGCGTTTTTCCTTATCGACCATATTGGGCCCGAAGGTTCAGCGCTGGGCTATCGCCTGGTGCGTCAGACCCAACGCAGGACGCGCAACGAGTACCGGCTGCCATCCGTCGACTCCTGCGCGCTCGGCCTATCGATGCAGGCGGCCTGGCTCGTCCGCCTCCGGCTGATCCGCATCCCGATCGAGGCCAACCACGAGCGTCTCTCGTGCGCGCCCGATGAGCTGCTGGCCGAGATCCTGCGCCGTCGTACGCGCGCCGCCCAGGCGGATGTTGCTGAGCAGGCGGCCACACCACGAATCGTATGCGCGGCGGCTGCGATCGTCGCCCTGTTCTTTCTGGCCTCGTGTGGCGACATGGGCGACCTCATGAGCGGCGAGGGTCATCTCCACAAAGCGGTGCGCACGCTCTGCCTGATCCACCGCAGCGAGATCTACGCCGAGCACATGACCGAGGCGCAGTTCACGACCGCGACCGCGCTCTGCCGCACCTACGGGTTCGTGTTCGGGCAGCGGGACTGACCTCGCCTGTGCACCACCCCAGATGGGGCCCACAGCGCCGACCTCGCGCGCAACACCCCCTGCCCCTTGGCGTCCCAGCGTGATGCACTCGACTGTCGCGCTTCGGCGTGATCTCACATCGCATTGCGCGGTACGGTTTCGATGCAATGCTCGAAGAGGATCCCGCATAGCCAAGGATCTTGTCCGCCCCCGAAGGGCATTATCTCGCCAAATTATCCAATTCTCTCAACACGATAGAAAAATCGTAATATGGGAATTTGTGTCAAAACATGAGACATCTCGGGTCCTTCCGGCGCCCAGACCCCGGGTGCGCATGGGGACAGCCCATTTTGCCGCTAGCGCCAGACCGTTGAAATTGCTTACATATTCATGGCGATGCCGGAACCGTTAAACCGCTCCGAATTCGCGCGATTGCACGGCGTGTCAGCGTCGGCGGTCACGCAGGCGATCGCGCGTGGCGCGTTGGAGCTCACGGCTGATGGCAGCGCCATCACGCCCGAAAGCGCGGAAGCATGGTCCGCGCGGCGGGCCACCTGGGCTGCGGGCCGAGAGCATGCCGACCGCAACGCCGCGGCCGACCTCAAGCGAACGCAGGCCAAGCTCGCGCTCGAGCAGCAGAAAGCCGAGCAGATGTGGGCGAGGCTCGCGGACAGGGGTGCGGCGGCGGCGGAGCTTGCTGCGCTGGCTGTCGCGACTTCAGCGCGTGCGTCATCCGACGGTTTGCTCGATATGGCATTGCGGCAGGCGTTGAACGCGGTCGCTAGTGATCTCGGCGACCTGCAGACTGAGGTGGCCGCGGTCACGGCGTGAGCGCTTCCCTGGCTGGGCAACTGCATGACGCCAAGAGCGCGCTGCGCGAGGCGAAAGCTGTGGTCGAGACCATGAAGGCGCGCGAGGCGTCGGGTGAGCTGATCGATCGCAAAGCCCTCAACGATCGCACCTTCGCCTGCGTCCGCTCGATTCGTGATCGCCTCCTGAATAGTGGCGCGCGGCATGCTGCGGTCATTGCCGCGCAGCACAGCATCGATCCCTTCGATCTCGCATCGAAGGTCGACGCGCACATGGCGCGGATCTGTGACGAGCTGGCCGACCAGGCGAGCAATCCGGTCATCGCGCGCGCCCTGCGGACCGACCCGGTACTTACCGTCAGCGAGTGGGCCGAGCGGCACCGCAAGCTGTCGACCCGAAGCGCGGCCGAACCCGGTCCGTACCGCGTCAGCCGCACGCCCTATATCCGCGAGATCATGGATTGCCTCTCGGTGACCTCGCCGGTGCAGCGCGTGGTGTTCAAGAAGCCTTCCCAGATCGGCGGCACCGAAACGGGGAATTGCTGGCTCGGCTATATCATCCATCACGCACCCGGGCCGGTCATGGCGGTGCAGCCAACCGTCGAGCTTGCCAAGCGCTTTTCCAAGCAGCGCATCGATCCGCTCATCGCGGACAGTCCCGTCCTGTCAGAGCGCGTTTCGCCGGCGCGTGAGCGTGATTCCGGCAATACGATGTTGATGAAGGAGTTTCCCGGCGGCTGCCTGGTGATCACCGGTGCCAACAGCGCGGTCGGTCTCCGCTCGATGCCGGCGCGCTTCGAGTTCATGGACGAGGTCGACGCCTACCCGCCCGATGTCGACGGCGAGGGCGATCCGATATCGCTCGCCGAGGCACGCTCAGAAACATTCGGCTTCCGCGCCAAGGCGCTATTGACCTCGACGCCGCTGATGAAGGGCACGTCGGTGATCTCGGCCGAATACGAGCGTTCCGACCAGCGCAAGTACTTCGTGCCGTGCCCGCATTGCACTGGGGAGCAAGTACTTGAATTCAAGCAGCTCCGCTACGAGCGCCGCCCTATTGTCGATAAGGCGTCCGGCGAGGAAACGATCGCGATCGAGAACTGCTTCTACGAGTGCGCCATCTGCCAAGGGCACATCGAGGAGCACCACAAGACGGAGATGCTCGCGCGCGGCAAGTGGCACGCGACGTCCGAGAGCGCGGATCCGCACACACGCGGCTATCACATCAATGGCCTCTATTCGCCGGTTGGGTGGCTTTCTTGGGAGAAGATCGCCTGGATCTGGGAGAACAAGGCACGCAAATCGGCCGAGGCGCGCAAGGTGTTTACCAACACCATCCTCGCCGAGGAATGGGAGGAAGAGGCGGACGCCATTCCCGACTGGCGACGCCTCTATGACCGGCGCGAGGACTGGCCGCACGCGACGGTGCCTGAGCGTGGCCTCTTCCTCACCGCCGGCGTCGACGTCCAGGCCAACCGCATCGAGGCTGATGTCTGGGCCTGGGGCCGGCATCTCGAAAGTTGGCTGGTTGAACACCTGGTGTTCGACGGCGACACGTCGCGACCGGAGGTGTGGACTCTGCTGACGGAGTTTCTCTCGCGCACCTGGCCACATGCGAGCGGCAAACGGATCGCGCTGCGCCGTGTCGCGATCGACACCGGCGCCTTCACCCGTGAAGTGTATGCCTGGGTACGCCAGCAGGATCGTCGCCTGGTGCTCGCCGTGAAGGGCGCGCAGACCGAGCGCAGCGTCCCCGTCGCAGGGCCGACCTATATCGACATCACCGAGGGCGGGCGGAAGATCAAGCGTGGCGTGACGCTCTGGATCGTCTCGGGCGGCTTCTTCAAGAACGAGACTTACAAGTTCCTCCGCCTCACCAAGCCGACCGATGAGGAGCTTGCGGAAGGCGCACGGTTTCCACAGGGCTATCTGCATCTCTCGACCGCAGCCGGCGACGAGTGGTGCA